GATTAGTACTACAAAGAAACCTATCATCCACCAATTAATGTGTTCACTACCACGTTTGATACCTTTTAATTGTGGTTGATATTCACCCCATCCAATTTCCTTAGTGCTGTGTGGATAGTGATATTGTCTTGGATCGCGATTATAATCCCAGTACCCACCCCAATTATCTGTTCTTCTATCTTTTTGCATTATTTGTTCTCCAACCATAACCACATACCAACATTAAAGAACGCAACTGTAAATATAGCTAAGTTGTAGTACTCGTCAAAATAGTAACTGTCCCACATTGCTAAAAATAAAATTATAAGTGTTATCCACGAAAATATATTCTTCATTAACCTCTCCTCATTTTTGAAATATCCACGGCATCCTCAGCTTTGAAGATTGGTACCGCGTTTGATTTGTGTAGCTGACCGATACCTAACATAGCATCGCCAGTGTATTGTTGCACATCTTTTTTAGCTGCTATACCAACCCCAGTATCCACGCTAGGAATATGGTTGGTAAGGCGCTTAGGATCAACCACAACGCGTGGATGATCAATTGCAGCCACGTGTGTGACTTTTCGTATAGTTTTTCCAGCTGGTTTAATATCATATTTGTCCAGTAGAGCCTGCCAAGAAGCTTTTAACTCGCGCTGCTTGGCGGTTGGTTTACGTTTTTTCCGTCTAGGAATATGCGGGTGTATTATCATATAGTAGATTATATCAAATAAATTAATTAAAGTAAACGGTTATTTTGACTTTTTTACAAATTCTTCGTTCATCACTTCGTTAACCTTGTCGTATGACTTTTTACTGTAGCCACCAACGTGCCAGTCGTAGTAGCCCCTTGGAGTGTCGCCATAAACTTTCCAGTCGTAGATCGTGCAGATGACACCGTCGATCTCTACGCCCCATTCACAAGTCACTTTACCCTCTTCATCTGGGCCAAAGTTAGGTTCACCAAACTTTTCAACTAGTTCCTCATAGGTGGCTGTCACCTCTCCTTGAAAACTAGATCCACTCACAAAGTCAATTCTTTCAATTTTCATAATTCTCTCCTTAGTCCCAATAATTTCCGTTTGATGCGTAGTACGTGTTAGGCTTTACATCGTCCATCCAAGCAAAGTTGAATATGCCTAGTTTGTCCATCACGTTTCGGTTCATATGAACCATCGCGTCGCCTGCATCGCAAGCTTTTACTTTATAGTTTTTTCCTAATACTTTAAAAATGTAAGTGTTCATTAAGCGATCTCCTCATTTAAAATTTCACGGTAGTTTTCAAGTGTGTCGTAAACACGTGAGTCAGAACCTTCATAGATAACATAGTCACCGTATTCACGTCTGTAATTTTTGTCAACGTATTCAAAACCACCATAGTATTGGATTGACTTGTCGTCAGATTTTGAAACGATTAGGTAGTCCCAACCGTCAGTGTAAGCTTTACCAAAAGAACGCATATCCAATCCTAAGTCCTCAGGGATAACTGGAGTCATAGTACCGATATGTTGTGCTATTTTTTGGTCTATTTCATTCATTAAATTATACATTGTTTTCTCTCCTTAATTCAATCTATAAGAGTATTATATCTAAAAGTAGAATTAAAGTACATCTTTTTATGCATTTTTAGTGAAAATAAAAGACCAATGAAATCAACTACTTAGATACTATACCTAAGTTATTGATTTTATTAGCCTTTTATGCGTGATTCTGGTGAGTTTAGGGACCGTTTCGTCCCTAGTCCATAGGTTTACCTAGCCTGTGGAATATCGTTCGCTGAGGCCATTACGATGCCGCTACCGAATAATCTATTGTATTCGTTAATCATATCTTTGCCTGGTTCCGCGAATGATGAGATTGAGCTCTTAAACACTGTGATGTCGCCAGTTGCGAAAGGTAAGTATGGAGCTAGTCCACAGCCTAGACCTTTTTCTGTCTTTTGATAAACCACAGTCACTGGGTTTTTAAGTGTGTACACGTCGCCTGCGTCGGTCACGTCTGAAACGATCTCTTCGCCGCTATTGAGTTTTAGTATCTTGATGTCCGTTATCATAATCGTCCTTTATAATTATCATTTCAATAAAAATTGCTGCATGTTCTAGATTTGTAAAGCTTTTCACAAAGAACTTTTCGACGTCAAACACGTTGTTGCCAACTATAAGTACCTGCATATTTTTAAGTATGCTTATCTTAAGTTGCCAATTTCCCCTCCGCATAAACGGATAAGATACCAAGTCTTTAATCAATTGTTCTTTCATAATCATATTTATAGAAAAGGGAGGCGAACCTCCCTCTTCGTTTTACTTCTCTTCTGTGTTATCTCTTTCAGCTAACAACTCTCTGACGCGATCGATACCAGTGGACGGAAGTAAATTGTCCGTGATTTCAATCTGACGAGGTTTCTTAGACTCTGGGATAACGTTTTCAAGCGCTATACGTAAGATACCATCTTTGAACTCGGCGCCTCGTACTTCGACAGTATCCGCGAGACGAATAGTCTTAATGAACGAACGTGTACCGATGCCCTTATGTAGATACTGAATGTCTTCGCGATCTGGGTTCTTTTGACCTTTGATCTCGAGCAGTCCATCTTTAAGGGTGATAGTAACTTCCTGCTTACTAAACCCGGCGATAGCCATTTCAACGATGTATTGATAATCGTCTAGTTTAATAATGTTGTGTGGTGGAAATGATGACACTGCAGATTGAGCGTTCAATAAAGTATCAAGTTCGTTGATAATGTTATCGAAGCCTACAGTTTGTGGCCACAATGGACCGAATGATATATTTGTTCTCATAGTTTTTCTCCTTTTAAGTTAAGCGAGTTTTTATAAAATACTTACCCCGAAGGCGTAAGTTGTTTTTGCTGGTTACGGGATCCAGCGATATCGTGCGCCATATCCGCTTTAAAGCGCATCAACTTTAGTGGTCCTAAGATTGATGTTATAACTATTTATATTCGTCTATGATATCTTCCAACGCTGCGTTGATAGGTTTATAACCATAGTAGTTTAATTTTTCTGCTTTACGGTCTAGAAAATCCCTACGTTTGGCGATCTGTCTAGCTCTAAAAGCTGCTTCCAATATCATTAAGTATCTATTGCCGCCAAACACTGGAGCTTTCGCTGCCTGTTCTACGTCAAGTCTTTCTAATTCCGCTCTTTTATAATTGTTTGACAATCCACATTCCTCCATAGTATGATTCAAGTTGACCTAAATTATTTAACCTTTGTTCACCATCGGATGGTGCGTCTGGGTTTGTACCCAACGACTCACCTTGCTGGTCAGTCATAGCTCCAGTAGGAGGTGTCTTTATTACTTCTTCCCAATCAGCCATTTAATTTTGCCTCCGTTTCAGCGTTAACATTTGCCCAGTATTCAGCGTCGGCTTTCTTCTTTTCTTCTAGACGCTTACGTCTTTCCTCACCAAAAATCCTATCGATGTTTTCCTCGTATGCTTTTGAATTAACTTTCGATATGATGCTGTCACCGGTGATGTCGTTCTTTGCAGCCATTATTTTGGCAGCTTATCTTTTTTAGGACGACCTTTACTTTCTTTCTTCTTATCACGATTACCCATACTATTCTCCTAATATAATTTTTTAGGCATCTGAGTGGATGCTAATTTTTTCAACCAACGTTTACGAGCTTGACCCTTAGCTTTTTTACGAGCTATGCACGGCTTCTCGTATTCCATACGTTCCTTAACTTCCTCCAATAAACCGGAGTCTTGGATCTTCTTTTTAAACTTTCTAAAAGCTTTTTCAAACTGGCCTTCTTGTACATCAACCGCTAGGCCTTGACGTTCTTCTTGACGCGGTTTAAACTTTCTTTTAAATTCAGCCATTAGTAACAAGTTCTCGTTCTAGTAGTAACGCCATATTGATCCACAGTTTCGATCCATGCTGTACAATTTTGATATGTACCGTGTGGAATTTGACTGTAGCCAGGTGTGACAACTACTGGTGGTTGTTGATAGATTACAGTTGGTGCTGGTTCGTAGTATCTTGGCTGAGCTAATGCGTAACCAATCACGCCACCAATTAAAGCTGGCCCAACAAAGTTTCCATAACCTCCACCGTGATAATGGTTCTCATAGTGACCGTAGCCTCCATGATAACCGCCGTATCCTCCGTGATAACCACCAAAATGTCCGTCAGCGAAAGCTGCGGTTGAAGTGGAAATTAATAATAATGCCGCTAACAATTTACTCATTTTTGAGCTCCTTTTATAATTCATAAGATAATTATATCCTATATATGAATTAAAGTACATCTTTATTTGTAACAAATTGTAACATAATTGTAACAATCTAGAGTCAAAAAAGGGATCCTAAGATCCCCTTTTCTAGTACGCGAATAATTACTTATTCATTACATACATTGTTACTTCGAAACCAAAACGCATTTCAGTAGCTGCTGGTTTTGTCCACATAATGTTTCTCCTTTGTTTATAAAATTTATAAACTCAGATCGTTAGAGAGAACGGCCTTTATCTCGGTCATTCAAGGTCTAACTTGAGGCTCATATTCCCGTAAGGTTTCCCCTACATTACTACTTATCTAATACAATTAAAAAGGGACTAATTAAAAGTATTAGTTTATAGTAAATCTCTAATTATACTGCTGGTGTTTCGTTAGCTGGCGTAGCTTCCTCAGCTGCTTTAGCTTCGTCAGCTTCTTTTTGTTGCTCAGCTAATTGTGCTTCGCCTTGTTGCTTAACTTTACCAATTAATGCAACCACTTCGTCAAACGGGTGTTTACCCAATGTACGTAAGATGGTGTTTACTTCTTCTACTTCTAGATCTAATTTGATAGCCATTATTTTCTCCTTATGAATTAGCTGTCTCTGTTTCAGATTCTTGTTCAGGTGCGTTTGCTTTTACCCATTCAACTAGTCTCTCGCGAGCTTCGCCAACTGGTTTCAAGTCGCCACCTTTAAATAAACCTTTTTCAGATGCAAGGTCGATAATTTGAATTGCGATTGCAACATCAGTAACGTTTAATTCGACACTGTCAACTGTATCTTGTTTCTTAACCATGATTACTCCTTAATAATATTACGCTTAATTCCACCGATGTTATATTTCGGCACTAATTCCCACTCAGACTTCTCTTTGAAAGAGACAACTTTAATCTGAGATAGAGAAGCTTTTGGTTCTGCCTTAGACTTGTCTAAAATCTTAAGGAGACCCCAATCCTGTAGAAGCTCGGCAATAACGTTTCGTCTCTCGATGTCGGACATGGAGATATCTGACTCTTTGCCGTCAAGGGCAAAAAGCTCTTTAAAGTGTACTATGAAGTACTTGCCTTGCTTGTGTAAAATGTGGCATGACTGGAATAGCTTCTTATCTTTACGAGATGCTATACCTATGCGGGTTAGAGTTTCTCTGACTTTTAGAAAATTATCTGGTTCAATCAAATCAACTTCCAACATTGCATCAGGGGTCCAATCATAATATACCATTGCAATAGTCATTATAAAATCACTTTCTTATTGAATTCATTATATATTTATAAAGTTTCTAACTTCTGCCGCCGGTATCGTATGCTTGTCTAATCTGCTCGACCTGTGCTTGTGTTAGTATATCTAAAACTTCATAAGCTCTTTTCTCAGAGTATTTATAATGTTTCATGACCAATTTTACCACGTCTTCAGAGGCGTCTTTTTTATGCCACTTGCTGAACCTACGTTTTTTAGGTATGGAGTTTAGTAGGAAGTCGAACTGCCACTTCTTGGCTGCCCCATGATTCCTATTCATCTCGTTCGCGTATAGGATCGTGTCTGGGAAATACGACAGTCCACGGTTAACCATGAACGAACTATAATCCTTCTCAGCTTGAGGATCTTCGAATAGGTTCTTCTTATTGTCGTTTATAGAATTGAGAAAATCAAATGGAGACACGCTGCACCCAATTTTCTGCTATCGTTTCAGCTTCATTTTCGTTTCTGGCCAGCTCTGTTCTAAGATACTCTTCGTTCTCATACAGCATAGTAACCCATTCAATTCCCTGCCTACATACGTTAGCAGACCTATTACCTTCCATAAATTCACTCAGTATCATGTAGTCCCACCTCTTTCATATTAAGTTTGTTTGCTTTAAAGTTTGTGTCTGGAAAACGTTTATTTAAAATGTCTACGATCTCCTGCTTCGTGTCTCCGCTTGCAAGGAAATTATTGTTCTCCCTGTTGTATGCGTAGATCCTTTCTTTCATCCTAACAAATTCTAGGTTAACCAACTTAACTTCTGGTTTTGGCGCTGGAGTTTCAGCTATACTCTTAAGCATCGTGTGAACTCTGAAGAAGAATAGGAACCTCATAAAGAATACGCCAACAATGAAACCAATTATAAATGTTAAGTATGAGTTCATTGTTTTCCTTCGAAAGGATGCTCCTCGTTCTTTAATTTTAGTTTGTGAATGTT